GAAGAGTGAGATCGGCAAGGCTGAGGATAGAAGCAGACAGTTTGTAGAGTTAGCAGAAGAATCCGTTAGGGTTTACAACGCACAAAAGCAAGTAGGTATTCTAAATGACACCGAACGAAGGCTTAATAGTTGGTGGTATTGCATTAATACTTTGCTCCCTGCTTACTATTCCAGCACACCTAAGGCGGAAGTAACCCTTCGCAAACGTGCCGGCGGTGTTATTGAAGAGATGAGCGCCGTCATTCTTGAGCGCAATATCCAATACTCGATGGATATGGACTGTTCATTTGACTTGGTTGGTTACAACGCAGCTTTACAGTTTTTGCTCACTGGTCGTGCTGTTTTGTGGGCTAGGTATGAAGCTGAGATCGAAGAGGATGAAGTAGAGATTGCTTTATTCCAGGGGCCGGATGGTGTCTTAGTTGATGACAAGGGCCAGCCTTTTGAGGGTAATACCAGCAAGAGTAGACCTGGTCCCGGCGGGTTGGTGTTAGTCAAAGTACCGCAGGAAACTAAGGAAGAAGAATACGCGATCCTCGATGCAGTTCAATATAACGATTACCTTTGTTCTGATGCTAGGAATGAGACAGAGGTAGAGTGGCGCGGTCGTCGTGCATATTTAACACGTACCCAAGCTGAAAAGATGTTTGGGACTGAGATAGCTGATGACCTCAACTACGATTCTTTTCCTGATAAAGATAAGAAATATAAGTATCAGGATCAAACTAAGTATGAGGGCAAAGCTGAACTATACGAGATATGGTGCGAAGAGACAGAGCGCGTTTATTGGGTTCACAAGAACAGCGACAAAGGCATCATATACGAGTCAGAACCACCGATAGACTTTGAAAACTTTTATCCGTGTAGTGTTATCTCTCAAAGCGTAGACCCTGATAGCGTTATCCCTGTTTCTGATTACGCGCATGTAAAGGATCAGATCCTTGAGGTTGAACGCCTCACCACCCGCATTCATGCTGTTACTCAGGCTATTCGCACCAATACCTTGTATGACGCAACCCTTGGCAATTCTGTAGAGCAGTTAATGCAGGGTGATCTCAAGATGATCCCTGTCATGAATTGGCCGTCATATAAAAGCCGTGGCGGTTTGCAAGCTGGCGTAGAGACGATGGACATCACTGCTTATGTAAATGCACTGCAGACTTTGCAAGCTGCACGACAAGCAGCACTTGAGCAGTTGTATGAAACGTTAAAGGTTAGCGATCTTCTTCGCGGCACAAGCGAGCAATACAAGAGTGCCACGGCTAATCGCCTAGAGAATGCCTGGTCGTCGCTTGGCTTAGTAGTTCGGCAAAACATGTTTGCCAAGTTTATCTCTGATGGTATTGAGCGACTTGGTACAATCATTGCTACTCTGTTTGAACCAGAGCAGATATTTCAAGTTGGTGACGCCGATAGGTTGTTAGCGCCAATACTTCCAGAACTACAACCTCCGCCACCACCTATGCCACCGGATGAGACAGGTGGTGAGATGATGCCGCCAGCGCCTCCGCCTCCACCACCTCCATCGCCAGAGATGATGATGGCACCTTTAAAGATGCAGATCCTTAACCTGCTTCGTAGTGATGATAGGTTAAGCTACCGCATTAAAATTGCTTCTGATTCGATGGTAGCCGTTGATCAAATGCAAGAGCAGCAAGAGGGTGCGCAACTCATGAGCACTTGCGGCGAGTTTTTTAATCAGATGCGGTCGTTGATTGAGCAGTATCCTCCGTTGTTAGGGTTTAGCATTGAACTATTCCAGAACGTCATTAAACGCTTTAAGAGCGGAAAGGAGTTAGATGGCATCTTCACGAAAGCCCTTAACCAAATTGGCGAGATTGCAAAAGCTAAAGAAGAAGCAGCCAAGCAACCCCCGCCCCCAGATCCAGTGCAACAAGAAATGCAAGCAAGAATGCAGATCGCCCAGATGGAGTCTCAAGCGCGCATTCAAGCAACTCAAATGCAAATGCAAGATGCTGCTCAAAAGAATCAGCTTACGGCGGCAGAGCAACAAATAAAGATGCAGCGTGAGCAACTTGATGCGCAACTAGCTGTCGATAAGCAACAGTTTGAACAATACATAGCGCAACAGGAATTGCAGATTGCACAGCAGGAATTGCAGATCAAAGCCAGCGGTGTGCAGGCTGATATGCTTAAGATTCAGGCTAATACGGAATCTGATGCTATTAAGCATAACATCAGCCAAGAGTCTAACCGTATGGCTCAGATCATTGAGTTACAGAAGTTAGAACTTGAGCAGATGCGGATCAGGTTAAGCGAGTCAGAGAAGCTAATGGAAGAAAGGCGACTTGCTTCTGAACAGCAGATTGAAAAGCTATTCATGAGCATGGAGTCACTCCGCACTATGACTCAAGCGCCAACACAAACACAGCAACCTATCGTTATTAACAACGTGATTCCTAAGCGAGCAAAACGTGTCGGCAAAGTTACTCTCGATGAACTTGGTAATCCAAGCATTGAGTTAAATGACATGGAAGATGAGGATTAAGCGTGTCAGACAACGTAACGGTTAGTAACTCGCCTACCAGTGTCAATACTGATATTCCTGTACGCACGATAGACAAGAGCGGCGAGCAGGTTCAGGTTGTTGCTATTGATTACGGTGGGGCTGGTACAGAAGATTTAACCGTTCCAGATTTTGCTACTGAAACAACTCTAAACGCAGTCAAAAACGAGTTAGCAAGTGGTCTAAATGTCAACAATATCGTTAGTGCTGACATCCTTGGTGTTGCAGTTACCGGGCGTAGAAATAACGAAATTGAATTAAGTTTTTTTGATTCGTTCGACACTAACCTTATAACCAATACAACTAGTTCGGGCGGATCTGCTTCTATTACTGGCGGCCATGCCAGATATCAAACGGGCAGTAACACAAACGGCGGCGCTAAAGGTGTTAGCGTTTACAATAGTTCGTATCGTCCCGCTCATGAAGAATACGCATTTTTTACCGCTGCATTTACTGCAGGAATCGCTAATAGCTATCAACGTATTGGACTGTACGATACTAACAATGGCGCTTTTATCGGGTATGAAGACACGTCTTTCGGTGTAACACTTCGTAGTGGTGGTGCAAATACTACTATTGCACGCGCATCATGGAATGGAGATCCGTTAGATGGTTCTGCGGGATCAATTTTTACGCGAGCAGGTACACCAGAAGCAATTAACCTTACATATAGCAATTTGTACCGTATCAGGTTTGCATGGTTGGGATCAGCTTCTTTCATTTTTGAAGTATTTAGTCCTGATGGAAAGTGGATAACGTTTCACACCATTCGAATACCCAATAGTCAATTAGCCCCGTCAATTGAAACGCCAAATCTGCCAATGACTTTAGATGTCAAAAAAAATGGCGGTGGAGCAACAAACTTATCAATTTACACAGCGTGTTGGGCGGCAGGTACAACAAGTGATTACCTACCTATAACTTCTACCCTAACTGATTATACCCTTGCTAACGTAACACGTTCAGTAATAGCCGGACGATCTGCTAGTGGTGGCGGCACGTATTATAACGTAAAAGTTAATCCTTCTGGTTCTCTCATTACGGCAATCGGCGACATTACGGGTGTTGTTGGTCAAGCAACAATGGCAAATAGTTTGCCGGTAGTTATTGCCAGCGATCAAAGTGCTATTCCCGTTACTCAGAGCGGTACTTGGAATATCAATAATATAAGCGGCACTGTCAGCTTACCAACTGGCGCTGCAGCAGAAGCTACGCTTAGTAGTCTGAACGGAAAGGTAACGGCATGTAACACGGGCGCTGTTACTATCAGTGCATCCTTGCCGGCTGGCGGTAATAATATCGGAGATGTTGATGTTTTAACGTTGCCTAATGTTACCCTGGCAAGTCAGGGCAATCCATTTACTTCGGCGGTGCCTGTTAGTGATAACGGTGGAAGTATCACGGTTGATGGTACAATAGCAGCGACGCAAAGCGGGACCTGGACCGTTACGAATGCAACGTATTCATCCAGCACGTTAAGCAATGTTACCGCAGCCGCTTCCAACACAACACTTTTGGCATCCAACGCTTCGCGTCGCCAAGCGATACTTTATAACGATGCTGACACTGCCGTATACGTTAAGTTTGGTGCGACAGCTAGTGCAACTAGTTTTAGTTACAAGTTGTTGCCAGCGCAGACGCTAGAACTACCATTTCCCGTATACACCGGCATTATTGATGGCATTTGGGCGAATACTCCAACGGGAGCAATGCGAATTACTGAGGTAAGCTAATGCCTGTTTTTGGTGGCGAGTTACCTATTGGCGCTGGTTTGTTGTGGTACTCCGGCACCGCGCCCGATTCGTTTTTAATCTGTGACGGCACAAGTCTTTCGAGGACAACGTATGCAAAACTGTTTGCCATCATTGGCACAACTTATGGCAGCGTGGATGCAAGTAGTTTTAGCTTACCAGATTTACGGCAGCGATTCCCTCTCGGTAAAGCGGCGTCAGGGACGGGCAATGCGCTTGCGGGTACAGGGGGAACAATAGACCATACGCATACCTCAGCCGCCCATACCCATAGTGTGCCAGCGCATTATCACGGTATGGGAACTGGAGCAGATTTAGCTGTTACCAACTCGCCAAGCGGCTACAGCGCGTGGGGAGGATCAGTCACAACTACCGCACCAAAAGGCGATACCTCAGCCGGTAGTTATACAGCCCCGACGATTAGCGGTCGTATCGGATTAGTCACGGGGGGTGTTGACGGTAACGCAGCAATGACAAGCGGCAGCACTACTCCCGGCGCAACAGGGGGAAACAATCCTCCGTACTTGGTCGTTAATTACATTATCAAATACCAATGAGTCTAATACTGCTCCTTAATCCCAAGCAGTACGGTGGAACCCCTGTAACGCCTGATACAAGTGATATCTTGGATCGTTACGCCAAGCGACGAAAACGGCATGACGATCTGCTTGAGGAAGAAGTAGCAGCCCAAATCCTTAAGAGTCGCCAAAAAGAGATAGAACTACCGACGACTGTAGACAGAGAGAATTTAGCTGATAAGCTAAAAGCAGCATTGCATGCTAGGGCTAAACCAGGGGAACTAACTGGCGAAGAACGCAAAAAGCGAATCAAAATGGTCTTAATGCTATTGGCACTAGACGATGACGACTAAATACAAACTGTATCAATACTGCAAAGTGCAAAAGAAGGTAGTGCCGATTGAAAATGTGCAGGTGCGCGTTCCAGAGACGCATTACATCATTACCGACGAGATGGCACCCGTTAGAAACCCTCTTAATTCTAAGGAAATTTACACAAGCAAGCGAAAGCTACGAGAGGCTTATAAAGCCGCTGGCGCAATAGAAGTTGGGGATGCTTACGAGCGCGGATACGACCCACAAAAGTCAGATCCTGGTCGGCAAAAAGAATTAGTGTCTAGGGTAATGCAACAAATTAGGGAGCGACTAAATGGATAATGTAGAGCAAGAAACAGGAACGACAGCAGCGGATACCGAAGTTACTGTTGAGCGGCAATCAGAACCCGTAAGCATTCGTGACGCTCTCAAACGCAGTTTTAAGGCAGAAGATGATCCGATTGTTGTAGAGACTAAAGAAGATCCTGATGCGGTAGCTAAAGCACCTCAATCTGTTACAGAGCAACAAACGCAGCAAACAACGCCAGCGGTTGAGAAAATTCCGCTTGTACCACCCGCTGACATGAACAAAGCCGAAAAGGAGGCTTTTCTTAATCCTACGCCTGATAACGCGCATGTTTTGCAGCAGTACATGAACCGTAGGGCGTATGAAACACGCTCCGATTATCAGCGTAAAATGGTGGAAGTTGAAGAACTTAAAAAGCAAACTTCTAGCATTTATGATGCAGTCAAACAGTACGAAAACGACTACGCAAAAGAAGGTATCAGCATTGCAGACCTGACCAGGCGCTCTATTGCTTGGGACAAGGCAATGATGACGAACCCGGTTGAAACGGCTTTGGAATGGTTAGACGCTTACGGCATTAAGCCTGAACAACTGTTTCAAGGTTATGATCAGCAGGGTTACTATCCACAGCAGCAGCCAGCGCAATACCTCACAATGGCTGATGCAGAACGCATTGCCGAAGAGAAGATTGCCGCAATGCAGCAGCAACAGGAACAAAAAGCCGTTGCTTATTATAATGAGCGGGTCGTAGAATCTTTTGTAGCGAATAAACCGTTATTCAAAGATGCCGAGACAGCAGCGCAGTTAGAGGCTGAAATGGCACCGATTGTGGCGGCATTAACGCAGACCGGCAAGTACAGCGGCCCAGAGCAAATCCTCGAAACCGCTTACAACTATGTAGTAGCCGGCAATCCGACCTTTTCCAGTATCGCCAATGCGATTACTGCAAAGGCGCAGGTAGAACAAACATCCGCAAGTGTGCAAAAAGCTAAAGCCGCTTCGCGTTCGATCACTGGCTCCGCCGGTTCGGGGACTCCCAGAGTACAAGCTAAAAACATACGTGATAACCTACGGGCTAGAATGACCGGCGATTAGCTGCTTCATTTAGCCGGGGTTATCTTAACTTTATAGGATAACAACAATGGCTAATCTTGAAGAAGCAATCGTTGCAACCCTCTTCGATCAGAGCGATCAGATCGCAGATGAGGTTTTGCATCACAATCCGCTCCTGAAATCGCTTGACGATCAGGGCCTCATTCGTAAGTTTTCCGGTGGATACGAACTACGCAAGCCAATTATGTATAATGATTCGGCTGTAGGTGGTTTCTATTCGGGATTCTCATCTTTTAACCTTGATTCAATCGATGATGCTACGGCATTTCGATTCGCAATTAAGCAGTGCTACGAGCCTGTAGCTATTGCAGGCCGTGACCGACGCGCTAACCGCGATCAGGCACAGCTTCTTGATCTCGCTGAGATGAAGATGAACGCGGCAATCGCTCGCCTTAAGAATACTGTTTCTACCTCACTTCGCGGTGATGGGACTGGAAGCGGTGGACTTGAGTTTGACGGTATTAAGAAGGCTGTATCAACTTCACCGTCATCTGGAACGTATGGACAGATTGATCGTACTTCTAACACCTGGGCACGTAACCTAGCTGTTAATACGACTCTCTCTGCTTCAAACGTTCAGGAGACTGTAACGGACACTATTTCGCAGATCACTCGTGGTGACGAAACCCCAGACCTCGGTTTGATGGATCGCACTGCTTGGAAGTACCTCCATAGTTCGCTCACGGCAATTCAGCGCATTCAGCTTCCTGTAAAGAAGGCTACCGCTGGTTTCCGCGCTCTCAGCTATGACGGATGCGATTTTGTGTTTGATGGTGGATTTGGTTCAAGCGTACTTGAGACCAATTCTTGCCGATTGCTTAACACAAAGTATTGGACTTTTGACATGGTACGTGGTGCTGACTTTAAGCCCCTCGCTCCAGAGATGAACCGTCCGATTGATCAGGATGCTTTCTTCACGGTTATTATCGTTGAAGGAAACCTCTGTTGTTCAGCCCCGGCACTTCAAGCTGTTATTTACGCTTAACTGTAGGAGGATTGAACTATGTCACGTTCTGGATCATTCGGTGTTAATTACAAAAAAGTATGGGATGGAACTACCATTCCGCTTCCGGCAAAAGTTACTGATGTTGGTAGCTGCCCGGAGGGTGAGTTTTTGTTTGTTCAGGCAGATGGTGCGCTTGCACAGTATGCGTTCGTCAAAATATCTGACGATGGACAAGCTGTAGAACTTACAACCACAAACGCTGGTTCTAACAACCTTCAGATCGGTGTAGCGCAAGTCGCTGCAGCCGATAACGAGTACCTTTGGGTATGGGTTGGCGGCGTAGGTGGCGGTGGAGTAGGAACAGGTATTAAGGGTAAGTGCGCTGCATCGTATGCTGCAGATGCTAACCTTAATACGACTGCAACCGCTGGCGTAGCTGATGATGCTTCAACAACTAAGATTGCTAACGTGGTAGGTCTTACGACCCTTACCGGCGCTGGCACTGTTGAACTAAAATCAACTGGCTACCTCACAGTGAACTAAGGCTATAGGGGCTGGCTTGTGTAGCAGCCCCGCCTTCTAAAAGGATTTATATGGCAGGAACAACTACTTTGATGGGGCTTGGAATGCCCGGAGAACTTGCGGCAGCGGTAGCTGACGGAGTTTTTACCGGCACCGTAACGCCAACAGGTCAGGTTGTTGCAACTGCAGCAGGTATTCGCACCAAGCAGAATACCGACAACGTTACTGACGCTTTGCCAACTCAGGCTGAGATGGTTACGGCGTTTGGTGCTGCAGCTACAACTGGATCAGGTTTTATTGGCGTTATTAAAGATGCTAATGCAGATACAAACTTTTTCATTTGTGCAAGTAACGGAACAAGTTACTACGCACTTAAGATGACTAAGGGTGCATAATTAAGGGGGGAGCAATCCCCCCGTTTTTTAGGATTGCTATGCCAGATTTTACCCCTTCTAATCCCACCGCTTTGTTTAGCGCACGCCGCCTTGCAACAGTTACACCATCCGATTCTACCGACCTTACTGGCGTTAGAGCACTTTGGGTAGGTGGAACAGGAAACCTTAGCATTAAGTGTGTTGATGACAGCGCCGCCGTTACTATCGCCATTCCAAACGCCGGGGTTCTTCTGCCGCTGTTTGTGTCGCGTGTAATGGCAGCTACCACAGCAACCTCTATTGTTGCATTGTACTAATATGGGAATTGGCGTTGGTATTGGTTTGGTTGTTCCTTTTCAAGGCATAGCTGGATTCAATCCGAGCAGTATTTCAGGCTTACTTACTTGGTATAAAGCTGATGCCGGAGTGCTGGACGCCAGTAATAATCCCATTACGAGTGATGGAACTGCCGTAAAAACTTGGCAGGACCAAAGTGGCAATTCTAATCACCTTGTTCAAAGCACAAGTACTAAACAACCTTTGTATAAGGTGAGTCAGCAAAATGGACTACCTGGCATTCTGTTTGATGGTACTGATGACTTTTTTACTACCACAAGCAGACTTTCCACCGTTCGGACTGTGTTTGTAATTCACAAGTGGACTGCTACAACAGGCGACTATCGCCCGCTGATCGGTGATTCTATAACCTATAACTTTCATGGTGGTGCAGCCGGAGGTGCCTTATTTTACGACGGCGCTGGCGCAGATACATTAGAAACACGTTTTGTGTATCTTGGTAAAAAGTACGTTAATAGTGTTGAAACCGCTCATTCTAGTGTCGTGCGATACACAACGTATAAGTTAGTTGCGGTGACAACGACTGCTAATACATACATTGACCAGATATCGTTTGATCGTAATGACACACCAAGACAATTTTATGGTCAGATGGGCGAAATTCTAGCTTATGATTCTGTACTTTCGGCAACAGATCGCGGAAAGGTAGAAACGTATTTGATGAGTAAATGGGGACTTTCGTAGAACTAGGTAATTAACTGTGTAGCCTTAACTAGGGAGTTAAATATGGCACAAGTAGATTGGAACGCGATAATGGGAGTAGGGCAACCAAAGCGACGTTATGCAGGGGCTAACGTTAAGTTTTTTAATGCCTATAACGAAAACAAAGAAAAGACACTAGCGCAAGGTCGCCCGATCTTTGATGAGATTCCGTCTATCTCGATACAGTGGCCGGGTGGAGATGAGACGGTTAGGCGCATCGAACCCCACGATATTGCAGAGTACTCAGAACTATACGCCGCTTTTACTGCCGGCAATCAACCTGTTGAGAGTGGGACACCATTAGCAGAATGGCCGTTAATGAATGGGTCAGCAATGCGCGAGTTTCAGCATATTGGTTTTCGCACCGTTGAGCAGGTAGCGAGCGCCAATGATGAGGTTAAACGCAAACTCGGTCCTTTGGGTAAGTTTATCAAATTGGCACAAGACTGGCTTGCAGCCGCTAACAGCGATCAAGCACAGGTGACAGCACTCAAACAACAATTAGACCGAGAACAGCTTCGTACTGCGAGACTAGAGGAGCAGTTAGAACTTATGATGCAGCGTATCGAAGGTTTGGAAGGTACTGATTTACGGCCACAGCGTCGTAAAGTGTTTCAGCCAGAACCGGATATTGAAGATAATGAAGACGATTTTGTTAATGAGGAAGTCGTCGAAACTCCCAAAAGAAGGGGTAGACCAAGAAAAGTATGACACTTGCAACGGTTGTTACAAACGTCGCTAACGAAGCTGGCTATTCTGTAGAGTCAAACATAATGACTTCTACGGAGACGACTACCAAGCAGCTACGCACCATTGCGAATCGTATCAACCATGAGATGTCAGAAGCGTATCCCTGGCCGGTGATGTATGCGAGCGGGTCCTTCTCCCTAGTCGCAGGGCAAGCATCGTATGCATTGCCGGCCTCTTTTTCTTATTACCATTACGAATCGTTTTGGAATAGCAGCACTCGCTGGCGCATCCTTGGACCGATGAGCGAGCAAGAGTATGCAGAGATTAGGGGTTATGGACTTAATACAACCGTTTATCAGCGGTTCCAAATTCGCGGTATTTCCAATACCGAACTTTTGATTAGTCCGACTCCTACAGCTTCTAACGCTGGAAACATAGTAATTTTTGAGTATATCGCCGACAGAAGTGTAAAACCGGCAACGTGGGTAACTGCGACAGTTTACGCTGCAGGTGCATACACATTTTACAACGGCAACTATTACACCACAACAGCAGGCGGTACTTCCGGTGCAACTGCACCGACGCACACTAGCGGTAGTGTTTCGGACGGTGGCGTAACTTGGGACTACTATTCAGGTCCCTATAAGGAATTTTTGAAAGATACTGACGTTTCAATCTTTAATGAAAAAACGTTAGAGCAGGGAATGATGGAGCGATTCTCTGAGATTCACGGTTTAGATAACATTAAACCTCGTTTTGATGCGCAACTTAACGAAGATTTTTCCAAGCAAAACCCTGGCAAGATTATTTATGCAGGCGGCCATACACGAGCAGAATTGTTTGCGCGTAGTGGCACTGCAGTTTTTGGAACGTGGATCTGATGGCACAGCAACCAATGCAAGCACCACCACCCGCAAAAGGCATGACGCCGCAACAGTATTACATGGCGCTTATCTCGCAGGGTATGCGCAGTCAAGATGCTTATGCCGCTTTACAGCAAGCGTATGGACCTCCTAAGAGCCCAGAGCAGTTACGACAGGAGCAACAGAGCGCAGAGTCAAATGCTGCATTAGCACAGACTGGAGGGCAATTAGCTGGCTTGGCAGGCGCTGGTTATTTATATTCGCAACTTGGTGGCACTGCAGCTACAGCCGGCAGTCAAGCCGTACTCGGTTCTACTTTAGCAGGCGGTGCTGGCGCTAGTGGTAGCATGGCTACGGCTGGCGGTGGTGCAGTCATGGGTAGTGGTGCCGTCGGTACTGGTACTGCAGCCGGTGCTACGGGAGGCGTTGCTACAGGTGGTGGTGCTGCGGGCGGTGGTGCTGCAGCAGGAGCGGGAGCAGTATTATGGCCTGCAGCAATCGTAGCCGGCGCTGCTATCGCGGCAAGTAACGCATGGGAAACCGGCATGAAGGATATCGTGCGCGGTCGTGGAACCCGTGAAGATTATATCAACCAAGTAGCAAATCACTTTCCGGGACTAGGCACTCTCAATCTTGGAATGCGACTCATGGGCGGTCGATCAATCGGATCACGTCTTACAAGTGGAAAAAGTCAACAACAACAAATCCGCGATAGTTTTAGAAGCAACCTGAAAGATAGCGGGGTAGCTGATGACAAGTATCAAGTAACACTTGCCGATGGTTCTAAGTTTGATATCGGGCTTGATGGTAAGCATCGTTTTACAAACATCGATGGAACGAAACGCAATCCTTGGGATGGAGATTCTCAAAACCCGCTTTCAAATTATGCAACGGGCAAACTTGATCCAATGATTAAGCGGATTTATGAAGGCGCGCCAGAAGATTATCATACCGAGCAATTTACAGGAATGTTAGTTAATGCAGCCATCAGTAACGCTACGAGCGAAAAGGAAGTTGATGCAAACATCGCTGCCATGCTTGGCAATAGTCCGTTTGCAAAACAAGCAGGCATTGATGCTAAAAACGTTCAAGCATTAACCAAGTTAGAGCGTCCGAAGCAAGGCGAAGTTCTACGTTTGTCACCTGGATTGTATCGAACTGATACTGGAAAAATTCAGCAGGCAAAAACTTTGCGGCAAGCGTTAGAACTAGCGTACGCAGCTAACCCACAACAACCGTTAATACAACCAGAACAACCAGAGGAAATACCGGAGTTATAACTTATGGCACGATATGAAATGCAAAGACTGACAGGGCGAGGTCGTGGATTAGCAAGCGCACTTGCAAGAGATCCACGGGCAACAACAATGCCAGTACAGGGTGGACCTGGACGGCCCAAATTCCCTCCAACTCAGTCATCACAGCCACAACCACAGCCACAGCCGCAGCCACAGCCGCAGCCACAACAGCTAACAAGGCTTTCTCCTGGCGTCTATCGTGATGCAAGTGGTGCGCTTGTAAATCAGCAGGGCGGTGCGTTGCCAAATCAGCCACAGCGCGGTGGTATGGCACAGCCTTATGGCAATTTAGAAAACATTTACGGGCAGGCTGGTTCTATTCCAGGTGCTAGACAAGATATGTTGCAGATACCACCTAACGTGCCACCTATGCCAAAAGGCGGCCAAAATATGCAAAACATGGGACAGCAACTTGGTCGTGATGCGTACATTATGAATCAGATCCGCACTGGCAACATTCCACAGATGCCGGGTAACAATATGATCTCGCGTGGAGTTAATGAAGCTACACGTAATCTGTATGCGCAGGCGCAGGATAAGTACGCGCAGCAGCAACCACAGTTTATGAATCCGCAAATTACAATGCCACCGCAGGGAACAAATCCAGAATCATATACACAGCCGCTGCAGTATGATCAGTTTGGTCGTCCTGATGCTCGTTCGTTAGTGGGTTTTCAACCAAATCGAATGACACCGGAACAAATGGCGGCAATGACGCAGGGATTTAACGTTATGCAATCTGGGTTTAATCAAGCGCAAATGCCGCAACAGATGCAGCAGATGCAGCCGGGTAGTCCTGCAGGTCAAATGATGCAGCCTCAGATTCGTCGTTATTAACCTGTGAGGGCCAATGCCGTTTCAAGGTTTCACAATGCCACCACCGTCTTTAGGGCTAGACTTAGTTAGCCCTATCGACAATATGGAACCAGCCGCAGCGTTGGAATTGGTAAACGTGTTTCCTGGGGCAACGGCACCAACGGTTAGACTTGGCTATCAAGAGTTTGCAAACTTAGCTAGTGCATCCGGTGGTACAGCTTCGCAGATAAACTTTATGCACGAGTTTCCGTTGCCTGATGGAACGGCACAACTTATTGCAGCGCAGACTACGCAACTTTTTAGCGTTAGTTCTACTGGAACCATTACAAACATCAGCAAGGTCGGAGGATACACAAGCGGTAACTGGAACAAGGAAGGCTTTAGCAATCGCTTGTATCTTGCTAATTCATCAGGCGCAGATGTGCCACAAGTTTATAACGGTAGTGGGTTAGCAGCTGATATCGTAGTCGCTTCGGGTGGACCAAGTAGCGGCTTGGCTAAACTCTGCAACGTAAGTAGTTATCGGTTGCGATTGTACTTCACCGAAGTTAATTCGATGCTGATGTGGTACGACCAGACGGAAAAAGCTGTTTTTACCGCTGGTACCGAAGTTCTAAAAAGCTACGATTTTTCTTACGTTATGCGCCGAGGTGGTTATCTGCTTTTCACCGGCAGCTACACCAATATCCGAGGTGTCAGTACTCAAGACCTTTTCATGGCCGTCAGTAGCGAGGGCGAAGTAGTTTTGTATTCGGGTTATTCTCCCGATGATACCGCTTGGGAGTTAGTAGCGCATTTCATTATCGGTAAACCATTAGGACCCAGGGCGTTTGTCAGAATTAACCAGGATATTTGGATCATTACTCAACAAGGTATAGTGCCGGTATCAGCATTGTTTGAACTTGATCCGCAACAAGCTGTTACCACCGTTTCGCGTACTATAAACCCTTTGATCACTGAAACCGCTGCTTTACTTTCATTCAGTACTTTGTGGACCGGATTCTTTTGGCCGAGTGGTCGTAGGGTGTACGTTACTCTTCCTAGCAGCACAGGTACTGCAAAGTTTCTTGTTTACTCAATAGATTCGAAAGCCTGGACGACTTTTCAGCTTTACGCCGATCAACACGCCATAGCATCAGGTAAGTTTTTAGACCTACCTTTTTACGGTTCTACTACCGGGATGATTTACAAAGGGGAAACTGGTTATGCCGACGCAAAGCCAAGTTCGGGTGACGGTCAGTCGATAGCGTTCAGCGGTAGAACGGCTTTTAGTTTTTACGGCAGCCGCAGCAACTTCAAACAGTTTGCCGATATTCGCCCTATCTTACGGGGTAAACGTGGCCTTACACTTAATATCGGAATTGATACGGACTTTAAGCGGCAACCTACCGTTACAAGCGTATCAACTACGGCAGGCGTTTATACCCCTTGGGGTAGTCCGTGGGGTGTAGCGCCAGGAACAACGCTACCGATTCCACCATATACGCCAGTGCCGGCTGTTACGGCACCGGCTTGGTCGTCAGAATTAGAGTATATTTTTGATAGGTACGCTGCAAAAGGACAAGGGCATTGTGGCGCTGTCAGGTTTGGCGGCGCGATCCGAGGTAGTTCGTTACAGTTTTTTGGCTTTGAAATAAGATACGATTTAGGCGGTCAGGTATAGCTATGGCACCATCACCACGACGAAAAACAGCACTGGCAAAAACTCCTCAGACTGCGCAACAGCAAAGTGTGCCAGGAGGTAAGCCGCAAACAGCAGCAGCGGGTAAACCGACAGGACCAACGCCTAGACCTGATCCAAGAACGTTAAATAGGGAAGCACGTAGGCGCGAAGGTCGCGGTAATCGTAGTGGACGAGGTAACCGAGGCAATCGTAAACCGCCGCCGTTTATTAACCGAAGAGGTTTTTATGACCAAAACCAAGAACAACAGGGGCAAACTTTGCAAGATTATGCAGGTTATCAAGCCGTTCAAACAATGAAGGGTATGCAAAACTATGACCCTAATAATCCCTATGCTGGCATGTCAGAACAAGGGTTTCAAAGTCAAATGGATCAGGCGCGGCAAAACGTCATGAATGAGTTTGAGCGCAGCATGGGACCGCAGTTTGAGCGTGAAGAACAAGGGTTCAGACAACGCATGGCAGAACAGGGCATTGATCCTAACTCAGGCGCTTTTCAAGTCCAGTATCAAAACATGAAAGAAGCGCAAAATGCGGCTAGGCAGGGCGCACAGGCACAAGCATTTCAGCTTGGTGCAGGATATCAGCAACAGGTGTTCCAGCAGGGAATGGAGGGTCGCAGATTACCGCTTGAACAGCTTGCAGCAACTACTCCTTACTTTACTCAGCCGTATCAGACTGGCATGGCCGGTCAGCAAGCAGACCTGCAACGTAAGTTTGAAGCTGAACAACAGCAAAAACTATTGCAGCAGCGCATGGAAGAAGCACAACTCGGAGCGCGTACAAGTATGGGTACTGCACAATTAGGCGCGCAGACACAACGCGACATTGCAACAATGCAGATGGTGAATAGTCAGTACGGTAATCAGCAGCAACAGCAAGCCCCTCCTTGGTACAATTCTGTTATTCAAGGCACAGTACAAGGTGGGCTTGCCGGATACATTAACTACATGAATAGACCAAGCTAAATAACATGGCAACTGATGCTTTAACTGCAGCACTTCTTGGATTGAACACCTCGGCGGCTGATACCCCGTACGGGCTAGGTGCACTTACGGTCGCGCAAACTACGCCTCAAATGATGGACCCTTATGGTAGCTGGCAACGTAATCTTGCCGTTGGGTTGGGCGGTACTCTTGTTACTGCTTTATTGGGATATCAAGCAAGGCAGCAAGCACTAGAGCAGAATCTTGCGCTGCAGCCCTACATTACACGCGCTCTTAAAGCACCAAGCATGGAAGCACTTGATGTGATAATGGCAGAAGAGGGCGGTGCTCCGCTTAGAAGTATTGGGGCGCAACTCAAGACTAACTTACTTGAGCAGCAGGCAGTACGTGCCAAGCGTGAAGCTGACCTCCGAGATGTTTTGACATTGGAAGCGGCGAAAGAAGGTTACATCCCTAAAAGATACGAAAGCCTGTTTAACGTACCAAGTGCTGCAACGCCTGTTGATGCTGCAAGTGCTACAGAAATACCTACAAACGTCTTTCGTACTCCCAAGCAACAGCAGCAGTACCTTCAAGATGTTGAAAAAATGAAGGCACAGAAAAAGTTGAATGAGCCGGAAGAGAATCGCAAAATGCAGTTTGAAGTAGATAAAAAACTGCTCGATATCAGTAATCAAATCGAAAACGATAAAATCACTCAGATGTATCGTGAGTCAAAAGCTAACTACGAAGTGGCGCAAACATTAGCTACTAAAGACAGCAAGGCAGCAACGATAGCATTGAAAAAGATTATAGAGCGCGCAGCTAATCCGAACAATCAAGTTACAATGCAGGAACTTGGGGTTTACGGAAAGATACTTCCCATATACGAGCGGTATCAAAAATGGTTCGAATCGGAAGCAAGTGGCCTTAGCGATCTTACTCCAGAGGCACGTGCTGAATTAGTTTCCATAGCAGGAGAAATAGTTAATAGGTTAGGTCAAGGATACAACAGCCGAGTTAATTCTGCCTTCTATAACGTAAAACAAGCTGGATGGACCAGTGACATTAACCGAGTCACGCCGCTACCTTTATACAAGCCACCTGTAACACCTGAACAAGCAGCAGCAGAACTTGCGCGGCGTCGAGAAGTTGCGGGGAAGTAATGGCTGATTTTAGTGGTTATACTGACGCAGAGTTAGAAGCAATCGCAAATACAACCCCTGCGGTTACTGCAACGCCAGAACCAGTAATGACTCCTGCCGTTGGATTACAACAGGCGTTGATGACTCCTGTGGCAGAATCTCCTAGCGTTAGCCAATTACAATCACTACTAACTCGCCCCACAGTGCGACCACCAACTGAGATTGAACTTGGCGTTGCGCAACTACGCGCAGAAGAACCATATAGGCAATTAGCTGCAGATATTTACGGTCGCAAGATGTTGATAGCCGAAGGTGCTAGTTTAGGCGTGTTGCCAAAAACTTATGCGGCAGCGGAAGCGGCAAAAGATATTTTGTATGGACGCAATCCGTTAGACGTTTACGCAGAGCAAGTGCGGCAACAAGATATCGCCAAGGAATACGTTCGACAAAAAGAACGTGAAGCTGGATCGGATATTTTAGGTATTTCTCAACCAGAGATTGCTGGTGGATTAGTTTCTCCGCTTGGCGCTTTATTCAAACCCCGTCAAGTTGCGCGTGGTGCATCTTTACTTTCATCACTAGCAACTCGCGGCGGTAATGTAGCTACGGCGGCGGGGGTTGGCGCTGGCGCAGCAGGATTGCAAACGTTGCTTTCAACTCCTGGTACACTAGACGAGAGACTTGCAGCAGCAGAGCAAAGCGCAAAGTTCGGCGGTGCAGTTAGTGGTGCGTTGGGAGCAGCAGGACAATTAGCCAGTGCCGCAGCACCATCATTACAATCCTTTGGCAAGAGTGCTAGGCGTAGTGCGTTTGGGGCTACGCTAAGTGATTACACTAAATCAGCACGTAAAGAGAACTTAATAAAAACCGCAGAAGGCGTTGAAACCTTAACCGAGAATGCTTTAGACCGCGTCATTGAAAAAGGCTACGCAGGAAACACGCTCGATCCAGTTAAACAGCTTGATACTCTTAACGCTAACATACGTTCGTTTGAAAGTCAGATTGATAACAAAATAGCAGAAGTCGAAAAAGCAAGTGTCAAAGTTGATGCGCCTACATTCAGTGAACTAGAAACCAAAATCAAATCTGGTAAAAACTTTACCGTTGAAACAAAAGATGCGTTCCTAAAACGGTTGGAGGATATTAAGTTTAACCTTCAACAAAATTCAGGCGGGAAACTTTCCTATTTTCAAGATCAGAAAAAAGCCTTTGGTCAGTTTTATGATCCTAAAAGCACTTCTACCGAGGGCGTGTTTGTTCGGGAAGTGTACCAAGCGTTAAAGAGTCATATTGAAAAGTATGTGCCAGAAGTTAAAGACTTGAACAAGGAAGTTCAGTCAATGATTCTTGCTAAACCTATCCCTGCGCGTTCCATCGCTAATCAAGGCGCTGATGCTAATAAGGTTTTTGACCAAATTCGCAAAGCTGGTTATACGACCGGCGGCTTAATGAGTATGGCTATTACGCGCGAACCAGTAACGGGTTTAGCCATTACCGGCTTGCTTAAAGCGTTAGCTAGTCCCAGAACGCGAGATATTGTCGGCCAGGCATTACAAACTGCCCCAGGATTAGCAGAAGCCCTGGGGCGATCTGCTCCGATAGCTGGCGCGATAGCGGCGCGACCTATAGTACCCGAAGAGGTAGCAGTTACTCCTACTCCTACCGTTACGGCTACACCAACACCTACGGTAAACACGGAAGATTTTTCGGTTTACTCTGATGCAGAGTTAGAGGCATTAGTTGGAGGTGCGTTGCCGTCATCGACAACTAAACAAGTCGGCGAAGCTAAGGGTGGAGGTTTCGCAGGAGGTCCGTTGGCACCTGAGATCGTATCTGCTATTGAAAACAATCCTCATGGGCTTAGACCATCACTAATTAAGGCAGTAATTAAGCAAGAAAGCGAAGGCAAGGTAAATGCTAAGAGCAAAGCCGGCGCTTATGGCCTCATGCAGCTTATGCCTAAGACTGCAAAGGGGCTTGGTGTAGATGCCACTAATCCGCTAGAGAACGTGCAAGGTGGAATGCGGCTTATAAACACTTTGCACAAGCGATACAACAATATGGAACTAGCGTTAGCAGCTTATAATTGGGGCGAGGGTAATATGGCTCGTGCATTAAACACTCTTAAGACAAAGGGTGTGCCAGCTACGTGGAGCAACATTAAGAAGTATGGCAACAGTTTTCCGCGCAAGTTACCGCAGGAAACTCGTAAATACGTTGATGCGGTTTTGAATAAAGAAAAGCAATTTAGTTAGGAGATAATCATGGCTTGGTCAGGTGGAACGTACACAAAGGGCAATAATTCTACAGGTGGTTGGACAGGTGACGCTGCCGCTGGTATTGGAATTGAAGCAGGGCGACATGACACGCAGGATAACGATTTTGCTACTGGCATTAACCAATGCTTAAACAAGGATGGATCAAACGCTGCTACGGGCAATCTTAACATTGGTAACTTTAAGCTAACTGCCGTTGCAAACGGTACTGCAAGCACTGATGCAACTAACTACGGGCAAGTAGAGGCGGGAATAAATAAACAATCAACAACCCTCAGTATTACCAATACACGTTTTAGTGCTGATGCTACTGGACCTGTGTTTGCTTTGCAGAAATCGCGTGGCGCAAGCGTTGGAACAAACACCATCGTGCAAAGTGGCGATACTGTAGGCGCAGTTAATTTTAACGGTGCAAACGGCACAAGTTACACTAACGCAGCACAAATCAGTGCGATAGTAGATGGAACACCTGGGGCAACCAATGATATGCCTGGGGCTTTAGCTTTTTCTACAACGCCAGATGCTAGTGGTACGCTCAGTGAGCGAATGCGTATAAAAAATGATGGTAAAGTTGGAATTGGTTTGACCGCTCCCAGTTCAATTTTTTCCGTTGGTTCAACAGCGACAGTAGCCAGGTTTGAGCAATATTCTGCAGATGCTACAAGCGCAAACGTTGATATGTTTAAAAGTCGAAACGCTACGGTTGGATCGCATACTATTGTGCAAAGTGGTGACGCTACCGGAGCAATGCAATTTTGGGGCAGCAACGGTAGCAGTTATGAACGTACTGCAGCTATAAGTTCTAACGTTGATGGTACACCTGGCGCAAGTAGTGACATGCCGGGGCGATTAGTTTTTTGGACAACGCCCGACGGTGGAACTTTGACAGAAAGGATGCGAATAACTAATGCAGGTACGTTTTTAATTAACACCACCGCAAATTTTTCATCAGATTATTTGTGTTTAAATTTTTCTACACCAACTTACAACGGTTTAGCCATAAGGGATTCAGCCGATGGCAGTGGTGCGTATTATCAAGTATATCGCAACTCTGCTAACGGATTGATTGGATCAGTGCAGCGAGTTACTACAACTAATGCTGTCAATTTTAATACAACTTCCGATTATCGTTTAAAAGAACAGTTTGCTCCAATTCAAAATGCGCTGCAGGCTGTTTTAAACTTGAAACCTTGCACGTTTGTTTGGAAAGATTGTAAAATTAGCGCAACTGGTTTTGTTGCTCACGAACTACAGGAAATTTTTCCTGATGCTGTTTGTGGTGTTAAAGACGAAATTGACCCGCAAGGTAATATATTGCCTCAAGGTGTTGATTATGGCCGCATCACACCTTTATTGACCGCAGCTATTCAAGAATTAAACGCAAAGCTAGAAGCATTACAAACGCAAGTTAATGCATTGTAATCATGCTAAAGCTAATTCGCACCACCGAGTTTGATGATTCAACCTTTGGCGTATTGTGCCTAGATGATCGTCCTATGTGGGTGACGTTAGAGGATGCGTGGAAAAATAATACGCAGGGAATTAGCTGCATTCCAAAGGGGCCGTATGTGGTACGAGCGCATAACTCGCCTCACTTTGGGCGGTGCTTCAAGGTGATGGATGTTCCTAACCGTAGCGACATCCTTTTTCATGCTGGCAACACCAAGAATGATACAAGGGGATGTATTCTGTTGGGGTTAATGTTTGGCACGTTAGGTACTGAAGCTGCAATCTTGTCTAGCCGGTCAGCTATGGCAGCGTTTTTGACAGCGTTGAAAGATGTGAAAGAGACGACGCTAGAGATTGTATGACAGGCGATATCACTGAAATTCGGTATTGGTTAGACCTTGGAATCAAAGCGGTGATTGGTATTGCGGTTAGCGTAGTTGGCATGGACTATCGGGCGGTGAAGAATAGTTTACAGGAACTCGAGCAGAGCAAGTATCACGTAACCATGCAGGTGCAAGTGATGCAGTCAGAACTTGACGCAATTAAGAATCGCTTGCAGCGGATTGAAGATAAACTAGATCGAGTATTAGACCGATGAAACTTATAGCGTTGTTGTTAGCTATTGTGGCGACAGCGCAAGTTGACGGAGTTAGTTACATAGGCTTATGCAACCCGACGTGGGATTGCGAGAAAACTATGTATACGTGGTTAAACAAGCCGATAACTGTGGGATGGCTTGAGCAAAGTTTTGGTGCAGCGTGTCCCTGCGCGGGTCGTATCTTGTTTGATGCGCGACCTAAAACGATTCGCGTTCACCTGATTAACTCTCCGTGTATGAGGAATAACAGGTGTGAAAAGCACGATGCGTTGTATGGATATGATGCTGTGACTGCAGCACAAGCCGTGTATAGGCCTAAAAGTAGATTGCGAAAGAAGTTTGATCGGACTCTTCAGCGAGTGAAGTACCGAGTAAAGAAGTCTAGGGGCGAATTAACCTGTTATGTATCCCCATGTTTGGAGTGTGATCTCAATGGAAACGCTCGAAAAAGTTTGCTTAGGCTTGTATCTCGTCGTGTGCGTCGTTGCATTCTTGTTGATAATCCGTTGCGCGATACTTGTTTGCCCGGATACGTGTGCGAAAAGCATGGAAGAGACACCACCATCCCTCAACCGTGCATTTATGATTTAGACGGCACTGAAGTTAGATCCAACGCAGAATTGAAACAGTATGGTAGGCTAACTAACGGGTGTGAGTTAAGGTTTTACTGGTCGCACTGGATGAATTGCAACGTTGAAGGTAAACCGTTCGTGCCACCATCTGAAAGGGTTTGTAACAGTAGTGTATACAAAATGATGAAAGCAGGAGAAATAAAATGGAAGTAGTTTTGTTTAGCATTGTTCGCCACCTACTTACGCTTGCAGCCGGTGGCTTGCTTGCCATTGGTGTAGGAGAGGCTGAGAGTCATCAGCTTGCAGAAGCCGCAACGCCCGTTGTAAGCGGCGCACTGCTCTATGGCGTATCGCAAGTTTGGTCGATTAAAGACAAGAAGAAACGCTAAGGATCAATTCGGTAGCGTTTGTAACGTAGTGCTGATTCGATTGGCGCGCTTTCAATGCGGTCGATTGCTATTGTGTCTCTGACGTAAGCGCAGATAGCGTCAAACTTACCGGCAAGTTCAGTCTCGATAAAATGTCTTTTGAATTGCTCTTTTGCTGCTTTGCGAATGCTACTCGCTGCACCTTCACCGTCATCGTAAAGCTGATCTGCTAAATAAGTCAGGTTGAATTGTGCTGAATCCTTAAGGAACAAAAACCAACGTAGCCTATTTAGTTCTGCGATGGCTTGCAGGTTAAATGATTGACGATGCTTATCAGTCAGACGTTCATACACAACTAAGCTACCGTTTCCTGTGTTGCACAAGCGGTCAAAAAAGAAACAGTAATCTTTTAAGGCGCGTTCGATGACAGCGAACCAAAGGTTGCGTTCAGGTGTTTCAAAATCTTGCGGGTCAGGCTGAATGATATCTTTGTACTTCATGAGTTTTGTAGCTTGAGAAAGTCCTCAAGATACATCGTTACTAGCCAGGGTCTATGATTCCGACGATGTGCCACGATGGGAGTACGATCATGGCAGTCGCGCAGTGCTTGATCCATAGCAGCATCCACGTTCAACCGCTCTACTCGTTTACATTCGATATGATAGTTGGCTAACTCGTTACACACCACGTCAGAATCGCCAGCAGCACCACAGAATTGTTGGGTACGTCTAGCCGTGAACCCATGCTCGCGTAGCTTGGCAGCTAGTTCTCGCTCTCCGGCTGATCCTTTTTGTTTACCGTTTACCATTAGTAAAAAACCTCGTCTTTATCTGCAACCGACCACCGTTTAGAATCCTCAGCCGTCCAGATAGTTTCAATGGTGCGGTAGCCTTTTGTTTCGGGGCGGCTAGTGTTGCCAATAAAAAACCCGTCTTGAAACGCTAGCCGGTTGGTTGGTAACGCCGCGATCTGGCCATTGTCAAGAAGCACAATGTGAGCACACTTGTTTTGATCGGGTTGGAGCACGTAGCCAGCTTTGTCGTCGCTGTCAGGTAACCAGTCAACGGTGCAGTAGTATTTTCCCGGCACTTCTGTTTTATCTTTTAGAATTGCTCGCACTTCATAGTCTCGCAAGAAGTCTAGAACGCTCACCACGGGCTTGTAGCTGTAACAGTCCCATAGCTGCAATCGTTCTAAATCATAGCACTCAGAGCCGCCTGGAGCGTGTAGTAGCCAGTGCAAAGGAACATGCCGAAAGTGCGCTCCGCTTTGAAGCAGCACGTGAAATTGTAATGCCCGTCCCCGATAACTTTGCAGCGCAAACAAATAGCCTGGTTCGTAACCGCTTGCCTCATCGTTCTGAGTCAAATGGCGATTGTGTATCCAGACTTTTAACGGTGGCAGATCAGCGTTCACTCAGAAGCAGTGTCCTTTTTTTTTTTGGTAACACCTTTAATGTTACCCTTGTTTTCGGATGCGTAGAAAACTTCCTTACCTTTATCTTTTCCGTAATACTTCATCATCGCCTGACGGATTTTCAGACCCTTCTT